TAAATCATTTATATTATAAAAATAAATTTGAACCTGCAAAGACATATGGTCCTACTAATTTAAATCAAACAAAGAAAACATTATTTGAATCGGCATCAATTTTATCGATCCCACAAATACGAATTGGCGAAGGAATAAAACCAGCATCATTTTCGTTTACATCATCAGTATCTGGATCATATTCTAGTGATAGATACGGTAATATTATAGATGCTGCATTTAATACTAATTTAATAGTACCAAATGTTAAATGGTATGAAGGATTTAATGAATATTTTGATACTAATCGTATATCATATATTAGTTCCGGCGTAACATATGTTCCGGGTATTACAACTACAACCGGTCAACAACGTGCTTTAGGTTTAGCTGCATATTTTTCCGGATCGGGTTATATTGAATCGCAATTGCCAGGTTTATATGATCGCGATCATGATTATGCAATTTCATTTTTTATTAGTGGTGCAAATTCTACATCTACTAATCAATTGATTGCAACAAAAGCATCACAAAGTATAACGCCAACATTTCCATTTCGTATTGAATTAAGTGGTAGCAATCAAATCATATTTACGGCACAAGGAAGTACATCATTTAAAACTTTTATTACATCATCTACAGTAGTAACTTCAAGTTGGACACATGTAGTTTGTCAAAAATCTGGAAGTTCTTTACAAATGTATGTTAATGGTACATTACATTCGTCGGCATCTAATACATTATTAGGTGTATATAACTCTCCTTTTACTGCATCTGCTCGTGTAGATAATTTAGATACTTTAAAAATTGGTGGTTTTAGCCCCAATAGCTCAAATCTACAAGGTTATCTAGATGAAATAAGAATCTTTAATACCTCACTATCCGGGTCGCAGATAAGTGCGTTATCTAACCGTAATGAGGGTGGTACTGCATTACAAACACAATATGTTGGAAATGTTTTTGGGAAACATGGAATTGTTGTATTTTCATCTGCAGATTATCGTATTAATGATTTATTAAAAACACCTTTTACTGCATCATATCGAAGTACTGTAACTATTAATGAATTAAATGTAGTTACAAAATTAGATGCTGGAGATTTTAATATGTCTACTAATATAACATTAACGGCTGATGATGATTCAACATATCGATCATTTGTTTCTAGTAGTACATTTTCTCCTTATATTACAACTATAGGTTTATATAATGATGCTGGTCAAATGTTAGCAATTGCAAAATTAGCACAGCCTATACGAAAACGTAGTGATGTTGATATGAATTTTTTAATACGTTTAGATTTAGATGCAAATATATTACCTAAAGGATAATATGATACGATTAAAAACTTTAATGCGAGAAATGAGTGAAGATGATGTAAAACGCATCTTAGAAAAAATTCGTAAAAAACAATTTTCATTGTTTGGACAAGGAGATAACGGCCGAGTCTATGAAATTGCAGGAGAAGATAAATTGTTTAAAATAACAACAGAAACAGAAGAGTATCGAGTTGCAGAAACCGTTGTTGGTCGCACTACAGAGTTTACAACATTTATTCCGGTATATTATGTTGATGGACGAAACATGTATATTATGGCAAAGGCGGATGATTTATCTAGTAAGCAAAAAATAAACATTGATCAATTTATTTTAAAATATAAAACGTATGCACAAGATCAGGGTGGAGAAGTATCTATATTTGATTATTTAGATGCAGATGGCGGTCGCGATATAAACATGCAACTAGTTAATTTTTTACGAGCGTTACAGCGTGATATACAAAAAACAGGAATTTTAGATTTAGATTTAGATTTAGATTTTAAAACCGATAATGTCATGATATGGAATGGTAAACTAGTAATGATTGATTGGTAATTATAAAAAAAGGATATAAATGCATAATCAAATAGAAAATATTATACGAAAAATAATATTTGAACGCAAACAAAAAGATGCTTTATTGGAATCGATTATTAAGCGTAGTTTATTCGAAGATGATGAGCCTGCAGCTAAAGTTGCAAGACGTAGAACCACTATTTTAAGAAAAGCACCTAAAGATGTACGAGCTGTTGCAGCGAAGTATAAAGGAATTGCATATCAAGTAGTAATTCGAGGCAAACAGTTAGGTATCGGCGAAATAAATAATATAGTTCATGGTAAATCAGCTGGAAATTCACAAATAGGTAGTATGTCACCTCCATGGAATTCAGGTGAATATACATATATTATATCGACTACTGCAGATATAGACACTACCAATAGCTATAGACGTTACGTTGTAAATGTACTTGTAATACCAAATTCCATATTAGATGCATATAAACTACCAAAAAAACAACAAACAGACTCATCAATTATCGGACAGATTGGTAGTTCAAATATGATACATGTTAGAATATTGGAACATAATTATTCCAAATTACCAAAAGATCTTATTGATGCTTTACAGGTTAAACGAAGTTCAAAATATAATTTAGATTTCAATTTTAATTATAATACTAATAGTGAAGAAAATGCTGATGAAACAGATATAATATCAAATGTAACAAATCAACCAATTGGTACAGATGGTGCAATGTTTACTGGAATATATAATGCTACAAAAGGAATTCCTGTTGAAGGTACGTTTAAACATCGTAATACGACTTTGAATGGTATATTTTCATATGATGATACGGATAATACATGGTGGTTTAGTAAAGGTATTTGGCAAACGCCCGATCAAACTCGAGATGGAACATTTACAAAAAATGGAGTTTTTACAGATGGAAAATATCAATTTACAAATCGAGATGCTGTAGATTCAATGCCAGAGATATCATATCGAGTATATCATGGCTTTAAAACTGGAAAAGCTGTAGATACGACAAATGATAAATCTAAAATATATGCATATGATGCTAGTAATAAAGTAATAGCATATTATGAAGGTACATTTAATTTAGATGGTGATCCTAAAACGGGCAAGCTATATAGTGATGATACTAGAACAACTATTATCGGTACTTATACTAACGGTAATTATGAAGCTAAGAGCGAATGATAATATTAAAACATTTACTTGCAGAACAAACTACAGCTACATTATATTGTAAACGAGATGTACTATCTCGAGCTGAATTTTCTGCAGATAAATGGAAGGCAATTGGAATAATGTCTAAAAGGAATATTGCTGGTACTAATATTTCATCAGAACATTCTATAGGAAATGCAATCGATTGGCACGGAAAAAAAGGACCCGGCGATCCAGTTATGCAAAAATTAGCAAATTATTTAGTTAAAAATGCAACTAAATATAATATCGTTAATGTAATCTATAATAATAAAATATGGAACTATCCAGCTGGATGGCATTCATATACCGGAAAAAATCCTCATATCGATCATGTACACGTTGATTTTAAACGTACGAAACAATCAGCTGACAAACAAAAAAACAATGATGCAATTCAAAAAGCCATATGGATAATATATAATACTATAACAAAATACCCACAACGCCATTTTAAACAATTTTCGTCATTTTTTAATGATGACGAAGAAAGTGCTTCCAAATATTTTAATGATTTATATTCAAATAAAGTTAATAATCCAATATTGAAAAAAATTGAATTATCATGCACGTTAGAAGATCGTTTAAGTATTGAAAGTTTACGATCTGCATGTAAACAAATTTATTACATGATCAAAAATGGTAAAACAGGCAGCATTCCGGTGGAATTTTATAAATGGAATAAATTAGCAAATCAATATAAACTTACCATTCAAAATATTAAATGGAATTACATGTAAAGTTATGAAACGAAATCATTGGCACTCGGGTAGCAACTCGAAACGAACAAATGCTCTCAAACATGGTTATAAATCTGGATTAGAACTTACTATATCAGAACAGATTAAACAAACAGAATATGAATTGCGATATGAAACTGAAACACTTAATTACGTAGTTCCAGAACGTAAAGCAAAATATACTCCTGATTTTGTTTTTACGAAACGAAATGGTGGCACTATGTATATTGAAACTAAAGGCCGGTGGACTACTGCAGATCGTACTAAAATGAAACACGTATTACAATCTAATCCTGGAATTGATATAAGGATGGTGTTTCAAAATCCTAATCAAAAATTATCAAAAACATCTCCGACTACATATGAAGCATTTGCTCGTAAATTGGGCATTCAATATGTTGCAAAGAAAGATATACCTACAGAATGGTTTGCTGAATGCATAAAACCCGGTGAAATTCCAACAGATCCAAAACGTTTTTTTAAGTAAGGTTTGTTTTTTGAATTATTTTTAATATATTCATGAAGATTAATGAAATTTATTTTATTAATAGATTGAAGAATTTATTGATTCAATCGTTAAGCCAGAAATGAAATGTATGTGCTTAACATATATTATAATTAATTATTAATTGGATTCCTTACAGTTTTTTATTATATTATAATTGTGAAGAATCTTAAACTGTTACAATTATTAGAATCAGTTCTAGGTAAAGGAAAATCTACTTC